CTGTTGCTGTTTCTTCAGCAACGCTATCTGAACGGCACCCTGAGCAACAGCCATGGCAGCAGCGATTGGCGCCAATACCAGGCCAGCCGGACCACCGACAGAAAGACCGGCATTATATGCCTGAACTGCATTGGCGGCAGTCTGCGCAATGGTAGAGATGATCTGGAGCTGAAAATTCTTTTTAGACTGTTCAGCCTTAAGACGATCAAGCTCTTCCTGTTTTTCTTTTTCAAGTTTTTTAGTAAGATAAGAATTACCCTCAGCATAGGCGATTTCCTTATCGTATCGTTTTTCTACAGCCGCCGCCTGCATCTCATATTCAGCTTTCTGAAACTCTGTAATCTGAGACATGACAGAAGTGACTACAGCAGCAGAGGCAGAGATTCCTGCAGCAAGAGAATCAAACGGATTTGCGTCAGGATCTTTGAGAGCTGCCGCAAAATCAGCCCATGCCTGATATGCTGTAGTCAGCATGGCTACCCATTCAGACTGGGAAGTTCTGAGAGGATCCACAAGGGCGGCGTTCATTTCAGCTTTAATTCTTGAGAGACGCTTGGCGTATTCGTCTGCATCGATGGTGCCTTTTTTCAATGCATCATCGAGCTTTGTTTTTTGTGAGTCAAAAATTTTGCGGACAGACGCAGTTTTGCTCTCAGCACTCCCCGGCAAATTTTTTAATTCATCGGCATGATCTTTCTTTTGTTGTTTTTCAAGATCCGATTTCCACTTCTGGAATTGAGCCTCAGAAATATACTTTTCATTATACAGGGTTTCCAAGGCTTTAAACTCAAGATCATATTTCTCCTTAACGCTAAGGCTGTCAAATTTCTGTTGGAACTCGTCAGCCTTTGCAGCGAGAAGTTTCTTCTTATCCATCATATCTGAATAGAGAAGGTCCTGGATCTTCCGCTCCATCTCCTCATATTCCTTAGTTCCTTTGTCATATAGCTTCTGTTCATCGGCAAGAGCATTGTAACGCACAGTCATAAGCTCTTCTTTGAGTTTCATTTCATCGGCAAGAGTCTTATTACTTTTGAACGCATAGCGTGCGTTGATATCCCTTTCCTCGACGGTAGCGATGCGCTGAATTGCTTCCTTATTCAATGCAATGCGCTGCTCATTATATCGAGCCTCATGTTCCAAACGTTTCTTGAGCAATTCCGCATGATCAGCATCCTCCTTGAGGTTATGCTGTTCATACAACTTTATCGAGTCCTTAAAGAACTTATCTTCAATCTGATACTTTTGTTCCTGATATTTGCGATAGTCCAGATCACCCACAGCACGCTCAGCGAGAATGCGGGCAAGTTCCTTGTCCCGTTCAGCCTCTATGCTTTTAAGAGCCTCCTTGAACTCCTTGCGAGCCTTTATTGCGGCGCGCTTCGCTTCAGCTTCAAGTTTCTTCTTCTCCTTATCAGAAAGTCCCGGTGTTATTCCCGGTTCTTCCTGATCTTCCGGGTCTGATCCGTCATCGGAGAAATATGTGTCTGCAAATGCTTTAGATGACGCATATGTTCTGGAAAGTTTCTCATTAGCTTTTCTCAGTTCCTGAATATCCGACTTATTAGACCTCATCCCTGCAGCTGCGGTCTTCATCTTGCTTCTTTGGTCTGAAGTTGATTCAGGTCGATACATTTCCTGAGCACCACCTCCCTGCATGGCAATGGCTCCGGCTACTGATGAAGCAGACGCACCTGCACGATCTGCCTGAGCGCGATTTCTGGCATCGATCAGCCTTTTCTCCTCTGAAGCTTCCTTGAATGTATTCCGATTTTCCTCAAGTTGCTGCTCAAGCTCGAGGATCTTTTTCTCATTTTCGAGAACCTTTTCTGCAGCAGCTTTTGCCTTCGCATTTGCTATGATGGATTTAGTAAGTTCATCATATGCGGTCTTAGCTTTCCCGAGCATGATCTGTTCCGTGGTCATTTGTCCGAACTGATCCGGAAATAAAGAGATTAACTGTCTTGCAGCCTTAATCCTCTCTTCCTTGGATTTAGCTTCATTATTTGCAGCATCATACAGATATTTGAGTTTTGAGATCTCCTCGGAATATTTTTCCAAAGCAGCCTTTGAAATGTCTGTCATTTCCCGTATCTGTTTTTTGCGCTGTTCATTTGCTTCTTTCATCTTGCGTTGCATATCGGAATATCTTTGACCGAGGATAAAAAGGACAGATGCAGCCGTAGTGATCAGACCGATCCAAGAAGTCATCTTCATAGCAGCCATAGCCTTTTGCCAGCGCATCTGCATGTCGTAATTAACCTGAAGTCCATTTGTAAAATACTGGATACCGTTGGCAAGAGCTGCGAACATCAGTTTAGCAGCCGGACCGACACCGTTACAGAACTTAACAGCGGCATTCCATATTACAGTAGATTTCGCAGCCATGGAGACCCGGGCATTGTATACGAGCACAGCAGCATTGTAAGTAGCGAGTCCTATTGCAGCGAAAGCGATCTCTTTCTTGTTGGCAATGATAAAATCAACCGACTGGCTCAGGAACCGGAGCATGATTCCAGATCCCGATATAATATGGCTCATCACCGGCTGAAGCTTCTCACCCAGTTCCACAGCAATTTCATTGACTCTCTTCTTCGCCTTTTCAAGTCCAGCCATTACAGTATTATTCTGCACGTTGAACTCATTATCGATAGAAGTAGCCTCAGAGAATGCCTTGTTTGCGGCTTCCTGCTGAGCCACTACCTCATCGATATGTGAAGCAAGAGTCGACATTGCAGATATCGCACGAGAGCCATTCTCACCCATATTTTTGAACATGGGGGAGAGGACATCCATGTTGCCGGCTTTCTTAAGGCAGGACATGAAGAAAATGAACGCCTGATTCATATCTTCCTTGACCAACTGCGTAAACTTCTTCACGTCCATTCCAGCAACCTTTGCATATTTGGCTGGATCCTGATAAATTCGCACCATCACCTGTGACAATGCAGTTGCGGAAGCTTCGAGAGTCTGATTGTTTGAATCAAGGACAGCAGCATAGCCCATGATCTGTTGCACTGTCAAACCAGCCTGTGCACCCACACCGCCCATGCGTGATGCGAACTGGGCAAGATATGGTGCCGAAGCGGAGCAATTCTGAGACAATTCATTGATAACAGAGCCCACGGCAAGCAGTGACTTTTCAGTTCCGAGGCGTTTTTCATCCCCGAAAATGCCGGTAAGTTTAGAAAGGGTCAATGTCGCCCCCTCTCCGAGGTCATCCAGAGCCACATTGATTTTGTCTGCAGCCCTGACGTATCCGAGAATGGCTTCCGGAGAAGTCTTGCCGAGACGTCCGGCTTCCTGGGCAAGTTGATTAAGATGTTCGCGAGAAGATCGTGTGTCTATTTTTTTGAATTCCGCATTTAGCGAAGCGACTTCTTCTTCCGTCATTCCGGTAAATTTACGTACATTAGCCATCTCCTGTTCCATCTCGGCATAGGACTCGACAGCTTTGCGACCAGCCATTACCAAACCCGTAACAGCTGCAGCCATACCCATAATTGCCGTCTGACAGTCATTGAGCCATCGGTTCATCCTTGACCACCGTGATTCCGGAGCCCTCATAGAAGAATTGACCTTATCAATCTCCTCCTTTACCCGCTTGATCATCTCGACCTGTTTCTTCCACGCTTCGGAACCGCGCTCGATGTTGTTGAGCTGTTTCCGGAGGGAATTGAGGGTTTTGTTTAATTCCTTTGGGGACGCCCTGTCGAGGCGCGACAGAGTCTGCTCCACAGAAGCGGTTTCCGTGGAAAGCTGTTGCATGAGGCGTTTGTTATTGTTCAGATCCTGTTGCAGCTTCTTCATGGCGACCTTGTCACCGGCAAGAGCGGCTTCGTCAATCTTTTTCCTAAGCTGTTCCGCCTCTTTCTTCAGCTGGTTGAAAATCTTGTTAGCCTGAGATCCGTTGACCTCAAGGTTAATTCTTGATGTCGCGTTATATGTTGCCATAAAAAAATAATTTATGGCAAAAGTATTGATGCGCAACTGATAAGAAAAAGACAAAAAAAAGAGACCCGGTAAATGCCGGATCTCCAAATCAAACAACAAAAAATGTTACATGCGGGAAAGAAATTATTTCTTATGTTTTCTGACATAATCGAGCAAGATATCCGCGCATTCCTCGATTTCCTCGAGAGATGAGAAGAACAGCGTACCGTTTACCGGGTCAGACTTTGTTTTGACATCGACACAGAAAGAAACGGGACCGTCTTCCATATCCGGATCCGGTTCAAAAGCGAAGTAAGAAGTAACGTTTTCGCCCTCCATCGTCTCATACCTTGAGCCTTTTGACTTAGGCACAATATCTTCATGATTATTCATCGTTCCCTCCTTTCCGGTCTAAAGAGTCGTTGTAGTTCCGGAATATGTTCTGCAGATCTGAAGTATAACATATTGATTTAACATTCTTGATTCCGATTACTGCCACATAATCTGTTTCAAAAGATCGCGATCCCTCCGGACGAATATAGAACCCGCTGTGGTACTCAACGATGAACTTTTTAGTTTTAGGATAATCTTCGTTCAATTTATGAATGAACTGAGAGAGATATGTCTTGAAATCCTTGAAAGCTTCTTCCATCATAAGGATATTCTTGAACTTAGGAAGCAGCCCCTCCAGAATCTTTCCTTTCCCGGTCTTACAATACTTCCGGTAAGTTGTGACATGATCAACAAAATAAATGCTCATGATCTACCTCCTTTCTCGAATTTAGTCTGAGGATAGATGCCGGCGAGAGCTGCGAATGCAGCCAGAGACGCGATGATATCGGCATCTAAAATCGTAGCGACATAGCACACTATCGCGCTGATGGCGGCTAAGTGCAGACCAAAGTTAGACAAAAACTTTGAAAAAACCTCGGTAATCCGGAAGTTTATAGCCGTTCCGGCAGGCTTAAATGAAATCGCTTTCATACAATCTTGATTTGTTTTCGCTTACAGACAGAGAAACGGCTGTCATATCCCGTTCGCGAAAACAAATCAAGATTGTCACTCCCGAAGAGCAAAAATAATGATGGATATGACAGCCGTAGCTGAGTATGATTCCGGGCATAAAAAAAGCCCGCGATATGTCCGAGCATTAACCGAAGCTCAGCGGGATTGATAACCAATCTTGATTGTTTCGCATTGCAAATATAGTAAAAAATTTGCAAATGCGCAAAGAATATGCTACTTTCTTTTTATCAACATGCCGGAAAGTTCAATTATATCGGCATTGTTAACCTCGGGCATAGTTATTTTCAGATTAATGATACCATCTGCATTTTGTTCCTTAGCGACTTTATACACGGCATCTAACGCTGTGTAATCACTTGGAAGTTTCCAAGAATTTGAATGCCGCTTCTTTTCGAGTTCTCCGTATAACTCATCATATCCCCGTTTTTCCGGAACATTTTGACTTATTATTTCGGTATCAGACATGACACCTGCCGTTTGTCTGACAACAACAGAACCAACAGGAACATAGTCAAATGAAACCGTGTTAGACTCAGTAATGAAGAAGCCTGCATCAGAATATCTTTGATAGTCCGTATAATATACTTTTGAGGAAAATTTAGGAGTGCAAGAAACGGAAGATATACACAAAACGGAGAGTGTGAGAAGCTTTAAGAATTTCATATCATGTTATTTATTATAATTTTTCTTTTTAAAAACATCATTGTAGAACCAATCGTGCATATGATTCCTAAGGTTCTGCCTTGGGTTCTCGATGATATAATGCGGCAGGAACTTATGACCGACACGTTTGAATCTTGAAAGAGTGTCAAGCGGGATCAGGTAGAATTTCTCCGGAGAATCAGGTGCGCCACCTACACCCAGAGCGACAACAATCTTACGTTTGGAGCTGCGCTGAATAGATTCGTATCTTGAGAGCTGGTAATCCTCAAGCCTGAAGCCTTCGCGCTGAAGGCTTGCGCGGTATTTGCACTCGATCCAATAATCGAGCTGTCCGCGGTCAGATTTCTGCGACACTAAGAAATCAGGATTAAGCTCATTTTCCGCAAAAGCACCCTCGGGCGATGTCGTTCCCTGATTCCATTGTTTGAGGCGTATTCCGTTGGCTTTAAGAATATCGGCGACATGACCCTCGAAAAGGTTCCCTTTCTGTTTAGGGTCTGTTGTCTCTTCAACCTTTCCGGTCTCAACCTGTGCCTGAGGATTGTCCGGAGAGATATCCGCCGGTTCCGGCTTTTCCTTCTGTGTCGGTTCCGGTTCCGGGAACGGAGATTCATCTTTTGGGGCATCTCCGGCATGATTCAAAGAATCCATGTCGATGTTATAAACGAAAGGTTTTTGTGACGGTTTTTCAAACCTCACGACATTTTGAGCTTCCCTCTTCCGCTCTGCGATGGAGCGGAAGACACCCACCGCGAGCAACACGGAACCGACAACAATAAGAATTACATTCATTTTCATTACATAGTGAATTTTGCCACAAAGATAATAAAAATATTTTTAACAAAACATTAAAATAATACATAAAAAAATGGTCTAAATATTTGGTAATGTGGAAATTATTCACTATCTTTGTGTAACAAAAGGGGAAGATAAGAAAAGCCCGCCTTACTCCTCTTCACAGATTTTCAGCGGGCGACATTTAATCGTGCTACAAAAGTAGCGAAAATTATTCAAATATGAAAACTAACGTTATCACCATCAAGAACGCGAACGAAAAGACCATGCAGGATATAGAGAATCAGGCTTACCGATTAAGCGAGCGCAACTGGAGACGCCGCAATGTGTGGGAGTCTTCAGAGGCTTCAGAGGCTTCAAAAGCGGCAAAAAATAGCCGGGATAAACTAATTGACAAAGCGTATCTAAATGCTGCTGCAAAGCATCTGACCGAAAAAGCCCGCGCAATCAACAGTTATTTGACCGTTCGCCCTTTGCATGATGCTTTTTGCGTGGTTCTTGAATACAATTCCCCCTCTGTAGTGCAGTCGTTGAAATTCGCTTCTCCGTTCTGTATTGAATCATTTCTGGATAAACCCGACCAAGTTCTGGCAATTCTCAATGCATGAAACAGACCCTGAAACCCATACCGGGGCAACATACCAAGCGAGACCGCAAACGGCATAGAATCAGAGTAAAAACACACATAACGGATTGAAATTGTAAGAAAAATTTGAAAATGTAAAGGCTTGAAATCGCAAAAGTGCGAAATTTCAAGCCTTTACAATGGGGTTTGGGGGAAATTCCCCCAAGATACCGTAAGGATACCCCCGCCCGCCCTGATTTGAGAACCGCCCGAGACTCCTCAGAATAGCGGAATATGCATGAAGTATGCAAAGAATATGCAAATAATAGATTCCCGTGCACATCTTCCAGTTCCAAACACTCAGCTATGGCGCCCCGCCATCGGGGGCGTGCGGTAACGAGCCTATCGCGACTGAATGTCGCGATAGGCTCGTTCATTTCGCGATGGACGGTAATATTCCTTACATTAGGCTCAAGTAATTTTAACCACTCTGCCGTATGGTTCCTGGGCGGGTGAGACACGGAGTGCGGGCATGTCCGGCTGCGAGTGTGCCGGTCCGAGGGCTGGAGGTTGTCGCGTTCCGGCATCCCGTTGCAGTTGGGAGCAGGAGCGAGGGAGGTAAGCCGGACGTGCGACCGTAGGGAGTGCATCAGGCGTCTGACCGAAGCTCCGCGAGCATCTGGACGGATCAGATGACGGCACGCATGCAACCGGAAGACAATGCAATGGACTCGCGGCTGTGACGATGGGAAAGCCCCGGTGAGGTACGAAGGCGGGGTGTTCCCTGAGGAGCGGGCAAGAGTCGAATGCATTGCGAACCCGAAGGACTGCGGTACCGAGGAGCCGGGCTGCCAAACACTTCTGATGGGTGGGAATGTGGTGTCGGAGGCGAGAGGGCGGGATAGACACTGTGTGCAGCCGGATGTCGTGTCGTCTGCTGTCCGAGGGCTGCTGTCAGTGCCGCAAGCCTCCCGTCTGCAAGTTGCGAGACTTGGCAGGGCACGCAGCGCGGCGAGTGCCCGTCGGCAAGTGAGCATCTGCAGACGGAACAGAGGCGCGGCATGGCACTGGCGGCAGGCTCCGCAATGGAGACGAAGATGCGATGAGGGGAAAAGTATCGGCGACGCAGGAGCCGAACGTTCCCTGAAGAGCAGCGAGTCTCGAATGCGGAGCGTACCCGAAGGTAAACAGCAGGGACAAAGACAGCGGCAAACTCCTCTTTCAGGGCGGGACAAAAGACAGAAGGCGGGGGTAATCAATATCCCGGAGGCGACGGTAATGTCAACACTCCAAAGGCGAGGGTATTCAATGTGTGTGACAGGGTTCAAATCCCTGTCACGTCGTATACGAATATGTTGTAAATGTCGCCGTCGTATAGTCTTTGAGCCTCTTCGGCTGCGTAGACGGGATCCGTGGCATCTATGTAGAATGTCTCTTCCTCAAGGTCGAAGTTCTGGACTACAACCTGGTAATAATGCCATTTTGAACGCCTGGCTCGTACGGCTCTTTTTGCGGCGAGTTGTCTTTCCTGCTGGTCGAGTGCGAAGGTGAAGAGGTCTGTCTGGAATGTAGCTGTCATGATTGAAAAGTTTTGAAGTGAAACATGCGGGCTGTGCCCTGAATTTTTACATTGCTTAAAGAGGGCACAATAGCCGGAGGCGACGCAGGAGCCTCGCAGGTCATGCAAGGGCCGGCGTGAAAATACTCTTTTGCAGAAAGGAAGATTTTCATCTGCCGGTTCATATACCCTTGCGACCCGGCTGTGCCCTACCTTTGCGATGGAAAAATCAGGCTGCCGCGCATGTGCCGGAACTTTTAATGACAGCGGAATCCGGATGACCTCAAGCCGTGTCGATGCCATACATGAGAATGACCCGGCAATCTTCACAGACTACCGGGCCGGTAAGAACAATATAATTACCTGTAGTTACTTGTCGATGATCGAGAGGATAGAGAGGATAGAGGAGAGAGGGAGGGCGGTGTCGTGCCTATTGTCTGCGTATGCGTCTGAGGATGTATTGCAGCAGGACGCGGATTGCTACAAATGCCAGGACACAGCCGATGCCGAGACAAACTGCCTTCCTTAGCAAGGTGGTGCCGGAGCCGGCGTTTCTTTCGATTGTGACGGGTATTTCTTTGTAGAGGGTGTCTGTGCGCTGGATTATGACTGTGTCTGCAATCTGACGGATCCGTTCGCGCCATCGGGTGACTTCCTGCATGACGGTGTCTCCGGCTACGGAGACGGTGAGCGTAACGGTGTCGCGGCAAACGAGGGTGTCTGCGCGTGCGGCTATATGTTCGCGGTCTGAGGTGGATGCCGTGTGGCTTTCCAATGGCACGTATACGGTACGGGTGCATCCTGCAATTGACAGTAAAAACACGATGCAGCTCACGGCAGAAAGCATCGAAAGCCCGTATAGCTTTCCGCATGTGTTCAATTTCTTTTTCATAATTTCCCATAATTTTACCATTCTTCTTTGTGTACGTCGAAGCAGGGGCATGCTTTTGGTGCGAAGTCGCGGTGACCGAAGACGCGGTCTGCGGGGATGCCGTATTGTTTGCGAAGACGGGTGACGAGGGAGTGCAAGGCGACTTTCTGGGCGTCTGTGCGGGTGTCGGCGTATGATCTGCCGTCGGCGGTTTTGCCTCCTATGTAGCATATTCCGATGGAGATGTGGTTCATGCGCTGCTGTTTGCAGTGTGCGCCGATGTTTGCCAGGGGTCTTCCTGTCTCGATCTTGCCGTCGAGGGTTATGACGAAGTGATAGCCGATGTCGACGAAGCCGCGGGCTTTGTGCCAGCTGCGGATGTCTGCGGCGGTGACGTTCCGTCCCGCCGGGGTGTCGGAACAGTGTATTACGATTGAATCTATGTGTCTCATGAGCGGTCGGTGAATTTGTAGTGGTAGTCTATTCCGAAGAGTGCGCCTACGAATGTGAGGATTTCTCCGAAGGTGACGAGTATTGAGGTGTGGATCTCGCCCTGTGGCGGGGAGAAGAATGCGCAGATGAGCAGGGCGCATCCGAGTGCTGTAAGGAATACGGCGCAGGTGAGCTGCACTGTCATCTTGTGGGTCTGTTTTTTTGATTTTGCCATTTTAAGTAATTTTAATACAGGGATATTTTGCAGGTTGAAAAGAAAAAACTACTTTTGTGTCATGAATGCCTATTCTTGCCGAAAGTAAACTCAATCGAGAATTCAGCTAAGAAGTGGCATTTTTTTTATAGTATCCTGAACTTGTTTCCTGCCTTGTGGCAGAATGAGAATACAGTCCAGGGACCGGTGCTTCCCCGTGTTGTCCGGAAACGTATCCGGAACACTCCTATGCGGTGACCATGCAGTTTCTTTTGTCTCACCCATTTTGTCTTGTGTATGCTGCTGCCGTCCGCAAGTTTTCTTCTTATTCTGGTCTTTCTCTGAAGCTCGTATCCGTATATCCATCCAGCTTGTTCTCTGGCTGCCAGAATCAGTTGTTCAAGGGTGGTGATATCTTTGAGTTTACCGATTTTCAGCTCCGGGGCAGGCAGTGACGGTTCGGATGCGCGTATTCCGTTGACTGCGTGGATTGTGCCGTCCTCATGTTTTACAATGTAGTTAAGGTCACATCCGGTATAATACCTCGGATTTGCCACGCAAAGCCTGAAGCTTTGCACAGATTCTCCGTAGATATTCCGAGTAAAGCTTGCTGTAAGAATCTTTTTCTCTGTATCGTATACCACCGAATGAACGAGTTCCAAAAAAGAGTTGACCACAAGGTCGCCAGGCTGGAGCGGAAGGTCGGTGATCTCGGCACGTGCCGGCGGGACATGGACACGTCCTGTTATTCCGGGGAATATCACCGGATCTATTTTGCTCAGGTCCCATGATGCCGTGAAATCTTCTTTCCCGAGTTTTATTCTGCCGGGGAACGTGAGCTTTATGTACCCGTTGTTGCGGTAGTATACGCCGGGTTCCGCTCCGAGCGGGAATGTCCCTCGCTGGAGGAATGGCGAAGATTGAAGAGTCCGTGTCTGCGTTCCGGATCCGTTGCCGGCGGCGTGAATGTCGGAGAGCGTGATTTCGGAGTCGCCGTTTTCCGGCACGGCATCAATGGAGAAACTCCATACCGTGCCTTTGTATTCGAAAAGGGCGTTGCCTGTTATCTGCCAGTATGATTGTTCGTCTTCGCGGGATCTTGAGAAGAATGCGGGGAACCGCCCTATGACGGTATCTCCGGAGTGCAGGAAAACGGGTGCGACGTATTCGTTGCATCTTATCCCGTCCATGTTGTCTATGACATAAAACATCTCCGCGATGTCGAAAGCTCTGTCGAGCCAGATTTCGGGACCGCTTCCGGCATCTATGAATTTTATGTTGTCTATGTTGATGTCAATATATTTGTTTGACGCCCCCATGAATTGCATGAGTACCGGAATGTCTTTCTCTGTGATCCGGTTGAATTCCTGTGAGAACGTGACCGGATCGAATGAGAAGTCGGAGGAAACGGGGATGTCTATCTGTCTGAGAGGTGTGGAGTCGTACAGTATCTTTCCGTCCTCGCGGAACAGGAAGTTTACGCGCATCATGTAGAACCGCAGGTTTGATGCGGTGCAGTCTGAGGCGACTGCCTCGATCTGAATGCGGTTATCACCGGCTGAAGGTGAATACAGGCTGTATGTCGAGATGTTGAGCCGGATGTTGTTCCCTTTGGCGTTTGTGGATATTATCGTTCCGGCGATGCTTCCTCCGGCGGCGATGACGGATTTTGCTTCGGACACTTTTTCGCGGTCGGCATCCGATGAGAGTTCGATTCCGCTCAGTGCCGGAGAGATGTGCATGTTTCCGAAATTGCATACGAGTCTTGAAGATGCGAATTCGGTGATCTTCCGCAGTGCTTCTGCGGCGGCACCGGCGGCATTTTGGGCGTCGGTCACGGCTTGCTGACGTTCTGCGGCGTCTTCATCGACGATGTCGATGATGCGTTTGTATATGGCGGCAAGCTGTGCCGGGGTGATGGCGTTTTGCCGCGATTCGTTGAGCAGTGCCTTTATAAGTTCGCGTGTCAGTTCGACTTTTGTATTCTGTGGCATATCGGGATGTTTGAAGTTTGACGCAAATGTATGATTTGCGTCCGTGGTTAAAAAAGACGTGAATCATGTGTCAGATACGGTTGCCGATGCTCTGAGGTCGCGGTCGGAGAGTGCGTTCGAGACTATGCCTATGTATTGCTGTGAGAGGGATTCGCCGAGGAAGTCGCGCAGGTTCATGACGGAGCCGTAGTATTTTTTATCAAACCATCGGCGTGCCTGTCGGACTTTCGATCTTCCGATGTCTCCGGGATTTCCGCGCGGCGTCTCCTTGCCTGTCCCGTAGTTCTGGAATATGCCGTATGTGACGAATTGCTGCTCAAGCTGAAATTCGGTCGCATCCTTTCCGATGTCTGTCTTTGTCCCAAGCAGGGATTTGTACAGCAGACCGGAGTCTACTACTTCTAACAGGGAGATCCGTTCGCGCCATATCCTCACCATGGTGTCGTTGAATGCGGAAACGAATTTCCGGCGTGCTTCGACCGATGTTTTTTCTAAGTTTTCCATTCGACGGTGTTATATCGCATGTCAGTGTCGACATCTACTGTTATCTGGAAGAAGGCGCACGCCTGACCGGTGCAGAAGTAGCGGTCCATTTCAGAGAAGCCGATGCGCGGGTCTATGTTGATCATTTTCTGTTCGAGTCTTGTCTTCTCACGGATAAGTACCGACATGAACTGTCTGAAGATCTCGTGCATGATGGAGAAGCATGCCGCGCGTGCCGCCATGTCGCCGGGTGCGTGTCTCATTGCCATGTATACTGCCTTGACCATGCGCCGGTGTGGTGTGTTGGCGATGCTTGAGTATCCTTCTGAGGTGTCATCGACGGCTATGATGTTGGGATGCCCCGACGCCTGGCTGATGGCGTCGAGGAATCCCTGCAGACCGGATACGCTGGCGAATCCGAAATTGAGGTCGCAGGCGAGCCTGTTTCTTTCCGAGAGAGACCGGAAGAAATCGGTTGCAGACCATGTTCCGTCGTGTGTCATTTTGTCTTTGCCTTTAGTTCCTGATATTCGCGAGCCTGCGAGTCGAGTTCGACAAGCGCCCTCCAGCATGGCATGGAGAGGATTTCTTCCTCTCTGGCGATGTCTCCTTTTGTGAGGGCGCGTATCTGTGCGTTCATCGCATCCTCTATCTGTTTATGGGATGGTAGAGTTCCGGAACCTGCGAGTGAGTCTGAATCTGCCGGAGAAAAGAAATGGGGGAATTTCTTTACGAAGAAGTCTTTGACCGAGGCTATCCAGTGGAATACGGCGGCAAGTTCCCAGTCGCGGAACGGGCGGTGCGGAGCCGGCACAAGCATGTCGGCGATTCTGCGGATGAGTCCGAGGTCGTAAGTCTGGAGATATCCTTGGTAGAGGTTGTCTACTGCGATGTATGTCTTAAAGTCGACATCCGAGAAGTCTGCGTCCGTCGGTCTGCGCCATGCGATCCGGTCGGGCCGCCATGGGCGTGCCGGCGGGAAGAGCGTCCAGTCGAGATGACGAATCGCTCCGGCGATCTGCGCGGCATCGATGTGGAAGATTGACCTGCCGAGTTTGATCAGGAAGTCACCGGATTCGTAGTCTTTTGTAATGACGTGAAGTCCGGCGAATCTAAGAAATGCGAAAGTCTTGAATTCGACTGAATTCAGTTCGGGGTTCTTTGCCAGAGTCCTGAAAAGCCAGCGTGATTGCGCTGCCGTGAGTTCGGAATATGATTTGGGGACGAATATTTTCATATGCTAAAAAGATAAAAACGGTTTTCAGAAAAAGTAACCTCCGGATTTTTTATTGTTCCGGAATACGGGAGGGTCGAACAGTCGCGCAGTGGCGGATAAGTGCCACACAGCGAATGCGTCCGGTTCTGATCGTATAAGTTGTACGATATGCCTCATTTTGTCCGGATCCAGGGAAGAGTCCGGTTCACGTAGTGATTCGGCGATTGCCGACCGAAGATAATACAGCAGGGATGAGTATTCCGTGATATACAAATCCGGATAGTCTTCGCTTCTCAGTATCTTCAGAAGTTCTGGGGAAATATAATGTTCCGCGATATGGTTTTCGCGTGCCTTTATCTTGCTGATAAGATGAAAGACAAGAGCGGTATCGTATGATGTGTGAAAAAATTCTATGATCTGCCCGAGGCACTGAAAAACTGTTCCGAGCCAGAAGTTTATTGCCGGGAATGTTTTTTTCCATTCCTTTCTGATTTCACGGAAAGGGTTTTCTTCATAAGGAAGAAGCTCATAAGCGGTAATCTTGTTGACAAGATTGTCTGCTAAAAGTATCGTCTGGCGGTCGAGGGCGTTACGGAATTCTTTGGAACGTTCGGCGGAAGCCGGTGCCATGGAGTCTGTATTGACAACGGCGAGACCGTTGGGATGCATTGTGACATCGAGCAACGGAGCGGCAAGGAACAGTGCCCTTGATGCGGTGATGCTGTCGTGCATGGCGGTCAGTTCCGGGAAACCCTCAAGGATGCTCCTCGGCGAGACGTGTGTGTCTGTCCATGCCGAGGCGATGTCGACGGAGGGGGAGATCCGGTCGATGAGTTTTGTCTCGTTATATCCGGTGGCGATGAAGTTAGGCAACTGCCGGAGTAAAATTTCGTCTGTCATGATTTTTCTGTCAGGAGAAGGATTTGTTGAAAATATCGTTGAATATCCGGAAGCCGGATCTGGTAAGCCTGATGACACCGTAGGGTCCGGAGATTGAAAGGGTTAGCTTCAGCTGCTGCATTTCATCGCCTGAGGAACAGATGGATGCGTTTGATGATGTTATGACGGCATCGTGAACGTATGCCGTCCTTCCGGACAGCAGCGCTATCCCGATCTGAGGCGACGTTCCGAGAAAAAGGTATTGCGACAGGGATTCGGCATCCATCGGTTCAGAGGTAATCTCGACGGAGGAATCCGCCGTGAGACCGTAGAATGCCGGAATGCCTCGTACATAGGCTGTCTCCGCTTTCTTTTCGTTCTTGATTTGCCATGAACCGAAAACCGGAACCACACATTCAAGATTGAAGGAGTTGCGGCAATATATCAAGGCTGCTGGATTTATGCGTGAGATAAAGAAGTCAAAAGTCCTGTCTCCGGCGCGGACACGAATCATTGTCGGGATGAATTCCGATGATGCATGAAAGGAATCGACGGCTTGCCGCATTATATCCCTGACATCGATTACGAGAGTGTTGATCCCCTGTCTTACCGTGAGATCCGCCGGGATCGAGAAAGATCCTGAATCGCTGTAAATCTTGAAAAAGCAGGATCCGGTTTCCGGCACCGGGTCCGGCTCAAAGAAGGTAAGGGTTCCCGAATACGATTCCGGAACATCAAGTGAGTCAAAATCCGACAGGAAGGATTGCCGCAGAACAGAGTCCGCAGGTTCAAGGAATCTTGCGGAAGAGAAGATTACCGATGCGTTCCTGGTTCCTATAAGAACTTTGTCAGGATCGTACCAGCATATTTTTACATCCGCATATGAAATACCGTTATTCTTCATATGCGTATGTATTATGTCGGCAATGTCAATTGCCCGGCAGGCGTTGCGTTCCGAAGTGCGGTAAGAAGCTTTAAAAATGACTTCCCCGAGTGTTTCCAGCGTGATAATGAACGAGTCGTATGAATACGAATCTTCGAAATCCAAGTAAACTTCAGGGACGGAAGAAGAGAAATACAGCCCTCCGTCTGATATATAATTGTTGGTCATATGTAAGATAATTAACACACAAATGTATAAATAATTACACAAAACTGAAAATATGTGTATCAATTAGTAAATTCCACCTGAGAAGAAGAAGCCGGTGCCGGAGGCGCCCGGGAAGCGTTCACAGCCGATATAGAGGTTGTCGAACGCGTCTGTGCCGTCAGTCCGGAGTTCGAGACGGTTTTCTTCAGTTTCCTTGAGTTTTTCGCCGGATTTGTTTTTCCGGAAACCGTTCCGTCCCCGTTCGACTTCGGCGGTCTGGATTGCGAGAATCAGGTCGTCGTTGTTCTGACGGTTGAAGAATGGCTCGAGGCGGTTCCGACCGGCGAAACCCTCGTTGATGAGAAGATATTTCTCATGGTGCTTCATGGGTGCTCCGAGGTATATGGAATCGACCGACCATCCTCTTTTTTCGAAAGATGAAACGACGACTTTGTGAAAGTCAAGGTCATTGACCGCGTAGTTTGATCCGAGGGCGGTTGCGTCATAATAAAAGATTATTCTTTTATTGCGGTGGAAGATGTAGTAGTCGCAGAAATCGGCTACGAGTTCCGTGATCTTGCGTTCGTATTTTACGTAGAAGGATTTGATGACGTTGAGTCTGCGGTTTTCCCTGTCCGGTTGACCAGCCACGATCCAGTTTATGTTTGCGTTGAAGTCCATCCCGATGCATATCGCCGCGTTCGGGTCAACGTCTGCGTCGGATCTTGAGTCCATGTCTGCCGAGAAGTCGTTCTGATAGAAACGTTCCTCGAGGTAGTCGTAATCGGAGGCATCGTATTTGTGTTTCTCTCTCATCGAGGAGTAGAAGCCATCCTTTGCAATTCCGAGGCGACGGCAGAGTATGGATGTCTGGAAAGTTTTCGGTGTCAGGTCGCGTTTCATTTTGCGTATGTAGTCCTCGCCAAGCAGGGCGATGTTTTCAATGGATGAGTATTCTTTGTAATAAGTCGCCTGAGAGCGCAGCCGGTTGAGATCCCGGTCGAGGCGGCGCAGGTATCCTCTCAGGTATTTTGGCGGCTCGACGCCTTTCTTTCTCATGTCCAGGATGCGGGAACGTATTTTCCAGTATTCGTATATCGCTCCTTCGATGACTCCGATAAGTTCCGGATCCATCTGTTCGCGGTATCTGAGAAACCAGGATCCTTTCTGTGTCTGCGGCATGTCCGAGAGCACCATCATTGAGTTCCAGCAAGACTTGTGTCCGAAGTCTGCCTTGATACCTCCCAGTGCGGGGAATGTCTCGCCTTTTAGTTTTTCGTAATCGATGAAGCGTGCCTCATCGATGAGGAGCCATGACAGAGTAAGGGAGTTTGCCGAGTAAGCGCGATCCTGAGACAGGATGTATGCGAAAGATCCGTTGCAGTAGTGGATGAGGTGTTCGTTCTCGCGAGGTTTTATAATCGGGTCTTTGAAGAATTTAGGAGGTTTGCGACCTACGACATAGTGGATGCCTTCACGGTATCCCCACCGTTCCCAAGCGGCGAGCATTCCGGGGATGGTGTTTGTCAGACCGTGTTTGAAAGTAGGTACTACTATGCCGCCTCCGGAACCGGGCATGCGCTGCATGTTGCGCAATGAGAATGGGGAGGCGATGGAGTCTGTCTTTCCTGTGCGGCGTCCGGCGACTATGACAGATGTGCGTGCGGCTATGAGCTGCACGCGTCGCTGAACATCGTTGAAATATATGCGGTTTTCCATGTCTATGCGTCAACTGGGTCAAGAGTGTCCGGATTTTCCGGAAGCGGACCGAAAAGGTTGTTCTCGTCCAGGTCCGCGTCTTCAGCCTCGATATCTTCTATGTCTGGAATTTCCTTGATATATTTTTCGGTAAGCTCACGGATGCGTTCCCGGATGTTCGGAATCTGTCTGATTCCGAGAACTGAGGGATCATCGGTCGGCACAAACGGCTGCGGGATGATCTGGTCAACCGGGATGTCGGATTCATCCTCTTTGTCGATGTTGAGGTATCTGGCGTAGTTTGCGGCAGCCTGAGCCATTGATCTTGCGTCCTTGCGAGCTTCGGCAATCTCGAATGTGCGCAGAGTCATCTGGCGGAAGCGCCATCTGTCGAATTCTTTCGAAGAAGAGCTCAGATGAGGCAGCAGCGCCTTAACTATCGACAGATCCGAGTATGCTGTAGGTCTCGATATGCCGAATCGCGACACGCATTCGGAAACAAACACCGCGTCTTTTGCAGCGGGGTTAGAAAGAAACCACTGGTGCATCTCACGCACCCGTTCGATCTTGCGGGCGAGTGCGTCAGGATATTTCCTATACAGCTGTTCGGAATCTGTATAGAGGTCGTTGCGGCAGGCTTCGAGTCCGGAGTCGTACATTTGTAAGTTGTTATGAGGTGTCAGATGTAAACTTCGATGTCATTGATTTCATAAATAAACACATCGCGGATCCTGCGTATGTTCGGCGGTCTGTCATCGAAAAGGCATTTAATATTCCGTGTACCTGTGAGGTAGTCGTATCTTAGAGACACGGCACGGTCGAAGTGCCGTATCTCTCCGGCAGCTGTAAGGAAGGAAACGGAAAATTCGTTTTCTTCCATTATGCGCCGTGCCGTGGAGATGTGCATTGCATCCATATGTGTAGGGATCATGAGCCGGGGTTCAGCCTGGCGTCCGAGTGCTGGTCGAGGGTTGTCAACTGTATGAACGGGCATACCGGCTTTGCGCCTTTCCATTCGTTGAACGCTATGATAAGCCGGTGAGGCTTGAAGAGCATGTCGCGGTATGGTTTCTGAGCCGCCTGCGCGATGGTGTGAAGTTCCCGTTTGTCGGATCCGGAGTTGTTTGACTGGGATTTGCCGGGTACGGAGCCGACAAGGTTGCTGTGGACGCGCATCGTAAAGCATATCATGTTCACGGCTTCCTGTATGTCGGTCGACCAGTCGCCTCCTTCTTTGGAGTCGTCGATCTTGTGTATCACGACATCGTGGTTTTCTCTTCCGTCGGGTGTGACATAGTATTGGGAAAACCAGACTTTGCCGGAGTTTTCGGCGGTAGTGAGAAAGTCGATGATGTTCTGTTTTTCTTCGACAACGCGTTCTTTGCGTTTCTCAAGGTCTGTTATTCCTTCCGCCTGAAAGAGCCTTTCCCAGTATGACGCCGAAATCTCTATATGGTATTTTATGGGCGCCGAGTTCCCGATCTTGGCTTCCTTGGCGATTCCGATGAGCTGCTTGATGTTGTACCATTTTCCTTTGAACAGAGCGGCGTAATATGGAATCGGATAATATGTGTTGTCTACGGTGGGTATTCGTGAGACGACGGCGAATCTGGAGTCTTTCGAGCCTGCCGCGATGCGTGCCCTGAGGTCTGCGAGAGGCGCGCGCCTGTCGAGCAGCGGTATGGTCTCGATGTCTTCTTCAGTGAGACCGGGAAGTCTCCAGTTCGCATAATATACGTATGGGATGCAGCCGTTTCTGTCGGCGACAGAGAAGCGGCAGTAGCACGCCTCGCGTCTTGCGACAGAAGCGATTGATTTCCTGTCTTTGGAGAGAATGACGACCGAGACCGCGAAGCCGAACATCTTGAAGTCCTGGGACTGTCCGAAGAATAGTTCGGGAAGGTCGTTAGTCTCGCAGAAGTCTTCGATGCGCTGCTTCATATTGAGGTCGCATGCCATAGTGTCGTATTGCAGACCGGCGCCGTAGCATACTTCCGAGTTGAAGATATTGCAGGTCGCCAGAGTCTCGTCTTTTTCAAAGAGTTCCATGATGTCGTACGGCATCATGTCATCACCGCCCCACGGGATGTATTCGATGTTGTCTGAAATGTGGCGCGGAGATATTTCGCGTTGTTCGCGAAATACCTTCGATGAGTCTGTAATAAATGCTGCGTTGGCTTTTGCAAGCGGGATGTATTCTACAGAGTTGAGCATATCGAGAGTCGGTTTTACAGTTTGTCATTCGTCATCTTCCATGTCGAGAAGGTTCTTTCGTGTGTTGTCGAGAGCGAGAGGCGATCCTATGCGGGCGAGCTTCATCTCCTGTGTCCTGAGCTGTACTTTGGAGAGTACTTTTCCGCGGTGGTATGCTTTATATGCTGGGCTGGTTTTGTCGCGTATGTCCTCGCGGAGAGTTTCCGGCGGGACATCGAGGATTACCGCCATGTCTGAGACAGGGAGGTATATCTGTGCCCATTCCTCAATTTTCTTCAATTCTTGATCCGAGTATCTCATCGAGCGGTACTGAGTGATATTCCGAGATATTCCGGAACTCTGCAAGGAGGTCAGAGAATATCTGCGGAGATGTTGTTATAAGTGTAGATTCAAAGCGGTTTCCCCGCGTGAGGTTCTGGGAGGTGACAACAGAAACGCGCCTGCCATCGCGAGCTTCGACAAGTAGGATTTTTGAATGGTTGTCTGTCATGAAGGCGGACTCGTATACCTGAGATATGAACATCCAGAGCTTTACAGTCTTGTTGGATGCCTTGTGGTCGATTATGAGCGATGCGTTGCGAATCAGTCCGTTTCGGCGGATGAAGTAGAGCCGGCGCAAAAATTCTTCCGAGACTGAGAATGTGGTCTGGTATATGTCGGATACGCCGACCTGGGCGAGGATCCAGTCGAGGATGTCGGCTACCTGCAGTCTGTTTGTAAGCAGGACCTGAGACTGGCATTGCGCGAGAGGGCGTATCAGTCCTGATATGTCATCACCGCGTTTCATTCTTTTCCGTAATCGTCATATTTCTTCCAGTTCAGGCGGTATTCCGTATCCTGTTTTTTCAGGAGCGCGCAAAGGTCTTTCAGATCTTGCGGCGCGCAGTCTTTCCTGGATTTCAGCAGAGTCCGGATCTGAAGGTGGAGCTGCTGCATTGAGTGCCTGAGTTCAAGGTTTTTCCGATACAGCGACTGTATTTCTTCGGGCAGTGTGTCATGGTCGGCGCGTCTGCCGGCTTTGAAGGCTGCTGCCGAATTTCCTGCTTTGAGGCTGAATTTTTCCGAGATAAGGTCTTTCGCCTCTTTGCGGATCTTTTCCTTGTCTTCTTCGGATGGACGGTTCACGCGTTGTTCGTAATGCCGTCTGAGTTCCGATTCAATAAGTCCGGCGTTGCGTTCGAGATTGCGCATGATGTTGTTGTGCCGGATCTTGTTTCCGTCAAGCTGAAGAAGGATTGTCGCGCCATGGGCGAGGTTTCTGTCTTCAGGCGCGGCATCGAGCCATGCCTTGATTACGGCGTTGAAGTTGTATTTTATCATATCTTGTTGTGTACTGCGGCAAAATATATGCAGTTGAAGTTTTTTGTATCCAGCAGTTTTTTCATCGAGAACAGAGTCTGTCCGGATGTCACGAAGTCATCGAACACAATGAGATTTCTGTGTGACGGAATGTTGTTGAATTCAAAAACTGCGTTTACGCGGAGATGCGATCTTGCGACGGCTACGTCTTCATAGAAGGGGATGCCGAGCAGTTTCCCGATGTATTCGGCGCAGAGAGATGCGAAGTTGTTGACTTTGTGTCTGCGCTTGGGTGTCGTGATGATTGCGAAAGTCTCCGGGTCGAGTCGGGAACCCATGACGGAAGAAATGAATTCCGCCATCTTGTGTGCGACAAACGGGATCATCTTCGGGTCTTCCTTGATCTCGAGGAGAGTCCGTCCGTGCTGAGACTTGCGCCATAGCGTGAGCGTCCTGAAACCTCCGTTGCGCAATGCGATGTGAGCTTTGCCGTCGGCAAAGTCGCATCGTGCTGCATCTGACTGACAGGCGAGCCACGGTTTGCGGGCGCGTCTGGCAAAGATGTCGAGTCTGTCTGGATTCAGATCTGGAACGGAGAAGTCGCGGATGTCTCGCGGGGAGAAATCCCCGGAGACATCAAGCGACATCAGGCATTCACGCGGCTGGCTCCGTCTGTTCATCGTCAGTGATGTTAATCTCGCCTTCTTCAGTAAGGATCACACCGTTGAAGAATGGCGCCGACACGAGGTTCGAGGCTTCGACCGCAATAGTGGTGGATGTCGACCCTGTCACTCCCTGACCAAGGTCCTGGGCGACGGTGTTCTTTGACTCGAAGTCCGGGTTTCCGACGAGTCTCCATCTGCCTTTTTTGTCTTGAAACAGGAAGAAGCACCGCGTGTTGTTGATGTAGACGCAGGCGTTTGTCGCTTCCGGACCCACGCCCGGGTGAACCATGGTCAGTTTATCGAGTTGTGTCTGGTTGGGGTAATCTCCTTGCGGATCGGACTGGAACTGGGACTTCTCCGGAAGGAAATCGAGATATTTGAATGTCTTGTCCGCTGCGAGAACGAACTGCCCGGTGAGGATCGACGAGGTGGGACGACCGTCTTCGTCAACGGGTATCTTCGGATGGTTAAGGCAGTCTGCCATCGATATGTAATATGCGCGGCGGCGTATGCCGGCGGGTTCGGGGGTTCCCTCGCACCAGCCTATGGACTCCTGGAGTCCCATGCATTTTTTCTTTGACATAGTGTAAAAAATTAAATTTTCAGCATAGTTGAGTGTTGTCTAAGGCTCCACCTCTCCGTCCTGGGACGTGGACTTGAGCTTGACAGCAAAGAAGAATGATTTGTGAACAGTGCGGAACTGGAATCCGAGGAACATGCGCATCATGAAGGTGAGCGTGTCCGGCTGATAATCCTTGACGAGTACGTATTCCTCGTCCGATTCCTGGTCTACACCGACGAGTAGATTTTCCGCGACGGAAATGTGCATGAATTCGGAGTCGCGTTTTCCAGTCTGCGGGCAGATGATGAGGTTTCCGTTTGAACCTTCCACGACGGTCTGTTCGAATTTGCCGTTATATGATATCCCTTTGCTGTTGTTTTTGTATGAGGTGTTGTATGCGTCCGAGATTGCCTTAGAACAGTATAGGTAACATTTCTTTTCACGGAGAGTGTCATCGAGCAGGGATACAAGTCCTGTGATGACTTCGTAGGCATTTTCTTTTGTGATGGGTTCGTCGAGTTCGAAGTAGTTGCCGTTCTCGAGGGATACTTCTCCTGATTCGATGTCTTTCTTCGTGATGGTGTCGAATCCGTCCGCGATATCCATGGTGGTGTTGCCTTGGGGATTTCGCACGCCGCGCCAGACGGCGAAAGGCGCGTTTCTGAGCACTCCTTTGGCGATGAGCGCGAGAACTTCTTTTGCCGTAGGTGTGTTTGCGAGTTCTCCGTCCATCGCTTTGTTTGCCTGATGATCAAGCAGTGTGTTCATCGCCTCGTTGGGATCGAATTCGGCATTGACGGAGCTGAAGTATGTGGTCAGCGGTCTGAGGTTGAGGTCGAGATTCACATCCGATTTACGGTTTTTGACGTATGGTGCCATTTCTGCGCCGGAGACGTCTTCGGCACCGACAAGAACAGTTCCCCGGATTCCACGGCGGACTGTCATGTGTTTTGTGGACTGGCGAAGGGTGATTACGGGAATCTTGAGAAGTTCTTTCTCGGCGGTAATCGCTGCGTTCTGGTAATCTTCCGTGTTGTATTTAAGTTTGCCCATGAAGTGATAAGTAAGTTAAGTTAAGTAATGGGATAAATCTGTAAGTCAGTGGCATTGATGCCCGTCAGGGAAGCGATTTGAACAAGTCAACAGCTTTCTTCATGTCTGCGACATAGTCCGACTGCGGCGAATTGTCCGCTTTGGGAGACTCGACCACCGATTTGTGGCTGTCGGCTGGTTCTTTTTCAAGAGCTGCGATGCGGTCTTTAAGTTTTTTGATCTCGGCATCCTTTGCTGCGATCACATCTTTGGATGTGTCTTCGGCAACAGGCTGAGCGGTGTCTGTTCCGGTGCCTTCGTTTTTCTGATTCATGACTGTTGAGTTATTAGAGGGTTTGACATTTTTATGTGAGATTTTAGTTTTGCTCCTTGTGCCGAACTTTGAAAGAATCCGGGTTGCGAAAGATGATTCCGTCTGTTTGCGCTGGAGTGCAGCGGGAACAGGAATCCCGTTCTGTGCAAAGGCGAGTGCCGTCACATCGTCAAGAACCGGTTCGGGGTCTTCGTCGAAATCTGTGATTTCATCGATGAATCCCCATGCGAGTGCTTCTTCGGCGGTGAGCCATGTGTCTTTTGCCATAAGAGCATGAAGCTCTTCAACCGATTTTTTGCATCGTCTGGCGTATGCGGCGGCGATGGAGATGTCGAATTTCTCGAGGTCTGCCTTGGTCTTCTGGAGTTCCTGACATTTCGCTTCAATCTGTTCGGCATTGAGATTGTCGAATGAGCAGATGTATGCAGAGCAGCGGTGCACGAGATAATGAGCCTGAGAGTCCATCGTGATTACCTTCGCGCCGAGTGATGCGATGGTAGCGGCTGACGCATTCATGGATACGAAGTGTACATGAACGTCGCCATGGTTCTTGAATGCGGCTGAGATCGAAAGGGCTGATGCAAGCTGTCCGCCGGTGGAGTCTATGAGGACATCTACCTTGCGGTCTGCGAATTTATCGAGAATGTAATCGACGTAGTCTGAGTCGAAATCCCAGTAACCTACGAAACCTTTGAGTCGGAGATCGTAATTTTTAACCATAAGAAAAGTGAGATATACATTGCAAAGGTAAGAAGGTGTGAATGTCACGGGAAAGACGTAAAGAATGGGTTGTGAGCTGATAAATGCGCAGACCGCCGCCTCACGGCGACGGTCTGCATAGCAACCTGAATACTACAAATAAACAATCTATAATCAAAAACGAGTAGGAAATTATTTTTATCGAATAGGCAGTCTGTTGTCATCGTCCATCCAGATGACAACAGGCGCGGGTCTGCCTGCCCATGTGACTGTATATGTGGTCGCGCGCCGGTCAGCGGCGGAACCGCCGGTCGATTCACTGACGGCAACCATGGGGAAGGGGGCTTCGAGAGCCCCTACGATTCGTCTGTGCCCTGATCTGTCCTGTGCGATGAAGGCGATGTCATGGAGCGGAATGTCATCGGAGGATGAGAAGGTGAGGGTCGAGGTTTCTTTGCCGTCTTTGGATCTGGAGAATTCGAGTTTCGAATCTCCGAAGAAATCAATGTCAGCAGATTCTACAGATACGGTGGGAATCATTCCTGCCTGAGCCATCCGGCGAATGTGGCGTGGAAGATCCGAGCATTTTACGTATGCGATTCTTGCGAGCCCTGGAATTAAGAAATTGACAGTATCAATCATAGGCGTTACATCCGTTACAATGGTTACATGCGTTACATTATAAAAAAGAGGGGGTTGAAATCAATCTCTTTTTTTTGAGTTTTTACGAAAGTTTCTGACTCTGACTTTTGACAGTGTCCTTGATCTTAGTCTTTGCAGCCGTTTTGCAACAGCATTGAAATTTTTTTCTGTCGGATCTATGCCGTGAGATTCCATCCATGTATATATCAGATCTTCTTTAGGAATGCCGAAGTTGTATATTGAATGCAGGTCGTACCAGATCTGTTCATCAAACCGCATCCTGAGTATGGATAGAAACATTTTCCGTCCTGTCTCGGTAATGGAGTTGTAGTCTTTGGGATTTTTGAACCTGAAGCATGGGATGAAAACGACAAGAGGAGTTCCGGCTATCTCTGGAGAGCTTATGTTTTCGGATTTTGATCTGAGGGCGAATTGAAGACAATTTGATTCTGGTGTATTTTTCTTAAGCCTTACAGGGCTTGAT